CCTCTATTATGTGCAATTGAAGTAGTCCCAATATAGAATGTATCTGCTGGTTGAACTGCTGAATCTGCATTTCCATGTGCCCCAACAAGAGTTGTAGCCGTAAGTGTTCCTGTACTTGGATTGTAATGTAAATCTCCGTCAGATTCCAAACCAAGATTGCCACCGTCTAGATCTCCACCAGCGGTGAAAATAATAGCGTTATTTTCGTTTGTGCTTTCGTTATCTGTAATAGTAACAGTTGTTGCGACAGTAGCTGTTCCAGCGGTTAAACTAGCAGCAGTTCCGCTTGCATTGGTAGCGACTAGTGCTGAAGGCGTCCCTAGAGCAGGTGTTACCAGTGTCGGACTATTGGCGAATACTAATGCCCCGCTGCCCGTTTCGTCCGATATTACTCCCGCCAATTCAGAGGAAGTTGTAGCAGCTAATACGTTAATTTTGCTGGTGGTGTAGACTCCGTTTGTTACCGTAGCGGCGTTGCCTGTGCAGCTACCTGAGCTGCCAGAGACATCACCCGTAACATTGCCAGTTAAAGCTCCAGCAAAGAGTGTAGACGTAAGAAGCCCACTACTTGGGTTATACGTTAATCCCGTGTCAGTCTCAGCGCCCTGAGTTCCCGTTGCTCCGTCTACAAAGAGCGGATAAACGGTCTCATCGGCAGTATTGTTAGCACTAACCGTAATGCTGGTTGCTAGCGTGGAGGTTCCAGCGGTTAAACTCGCAGCGGTTCCGGTTGCGTTAGTAGCAACTAATGCCGAAGGTGTTCCTAAGGCTGGAGTTACCAACGTAGGACTTGTAGCAAACACCACTGAACCACTACCTGTTTCATCTGATATCACTCCTGCCAACTGAGCGGATGTAGTAGCTGCCATTACCGAAAGGTTATCGGCAGTATTTACGGATTTCCCGGCGGGATAACCACAAAAAACAGTGTGCGTGCCGCTACTCAGGGTTATTTGACTATCACTGTTGGTGCTTGCAAGCACGGTCGTCCTAGCCAAGGTGGTTCCCGACAAAGTATACGTCCCAATACCGACTTCCCAACCAGTACCATTAGCGTCTTCGATAACATAATGGGTTGTATTGCCGTCACCAATAGCAGAAAAAGCCTGATAACCAGTCACAGCTCCGGCAAGAGTTATCGTCCCGGTTCCGGTAGTTGTGGTAGTTTCTTTTACTCTATCTTTAAGTACTAAAGCCATTGCCTATGCTCCTTATAAAATTAAGCAAAGGTAATATCAAAATCACCCGCCGAAATGATAAACTGGTCTGTATTCTCAACAAACTTAGTGGCTGTCAATGACCCATACAGCAAAACGTTTCCGGTGCTAGTTGCATCTGCTATAAAAACACCTGACACATGACCCCACTCGCTGGTCGCGGCAGGAAATGTTATGGCGTTTTCATTATCTGTAAGGCCGTTAGTAGAGCCCGCACTCCAATATGAATCTCCGCGAATACTACCAACCCTAGCGTAAGACCCGCCAGATAGTTCATGGGTAAGGGTTCCAGCCTCAAGTTGAGCTGCATCGTATTTACCTACTAGCCCCACATAAACGTCTGGTTGACTATAAGACGTGCCCCTCAAGAGGTGGTCTATAAGCTTATTTTCCAAATAGTTTGACATTGCAGTCATGACATATACTCCTGTAATAATATGTATAAATTATAGTGTGATAATTCCCGCGACAACCTTGTCTACATTCAAGTTATCTATGTAGGGTCTTTCAGGTACCGGCTTCCTTCCGTCTAATGTAATATCTTTATTTCTTACATCATCAATATTAATCCCCAAGTCTTGAGCCAAATCCCAGTAAGGAACCTGCCACTGTCTCTTGGCGACCATATCTGTTCCGCTGATAGCTGACGATTGTCTATCGCTGGCGGTGTCATTGGAAATTTCTGTAACTGTGTCGTTTCTAAAGCCCGATGAATTTAATATCAACAGATGTTTTTTCTCTATTTCTGTAAATGGCCAACTGCTATTTTCGGACTTCAAACTGTCTGAATGGGCTTCTATATCGTCCCACATGGCATCTATATCTAATTCTCTCGAATCTCCATACCAAATTTCTGATCCAGAAGACCCAAACACTTTGTGTCTAGGGCTTTTTAGTCTGTTTTTAAGGAATTCCGAAACGTCTATACTTTCTGCTCCAAGAATTTCTTCTCCTAGTGTTGATAGGTTTATTTTCTTCACCGTATCAGCTCCAGTGCGCTCAAACCTATACAAAGACGCTCTTTCTAGGTATTTCATGAGCAATGAATCATTAACTCTCAACCCTGTAACATCGTCAAGAGGAAAGTTATTTACATTGCATATTACCTGAGCATTGGTTAAATGTATGCGCTCGTAAGAGAACGCCTGCACAATATCCCCATCTTTATATGAGGTGTCGCCTTCTACACTGTTTGTTTTTATTAGCAGTTCCATACTTTACCCCTAAGTTCATATTAAAGCTCATTCAACTATGTATACACAAAAACTACAAAAAAACCGCCCCATTGTTGCCAACAGGACGGTTCTTTAAACTCAGGTAAAGTACCTAAATTAGAATGAGCCAGCGAGAACTCTTCTATTATCTAGTACACCAAAGCCGATTTCAGCCCAGCCGTAATACCCTTGGCGTTGATGTCGGTGAAGAGCTTCGTCTTCATAAACTTCAACTTCCTTTTTAAGAGGCATTACAAAACTATCGCTACTTGCTTGGTCAAGACCAATGATAAGCTCGACGTCTGTACTAGCCAACGAACCACCAAGATCACTCGTGAAGTAATTTTGATATTCTTGACCGTCACCAAACTCGAACAAGTCGTGCAAGTTAACACCGAAGAGTCTCGTCAAAGGAGCTCCGTCGTCAGCCGATTGATAGATTTCACGTCGTGAAACTTCATCAAGCTGATCGACACCCCAGTTACGGATATCTTCAATAGCTTCTGGAGACAGGTACATGTCTGTAAGGCGGCCGTTAGCGGTAACGCTATTACCACCACCATTACGTCTCATAACTGTCTTCATGAGCGAAACAATACGCTTGGTAAATTGACCAACCGCAGCGTCTGCATCATAAACTAAAATATTTCTATCAACAGCAGCGGCGAGCAATGTGTGCCAGCCATCGTCGTTGATCTTTTTGACAAAAGATGATTCCAAAACCTGCATTGCGCGAGCAACAACGTTCCAGTTAGCCTCACGAGCATACTTAAGCAAGAAATCAATCGAGCTAGTAATGCCGTAAGTGTTAACCATTACGTAATCGCCTTCGACGCTACGTTCTGGAATACGACCGTGACCCGGATTGGTATAAGCGACATGTTCGCTTTCCGTACCCGGAGCAAGAAGGTCGAGTGGGAATTCAGGGGTTGCGCCCGGCTCAAGTGGCATAGCTTCATAAATTGAAGTTACGACATCGCCGAACAAAACTCCTTTACGTAGTGGCGTTTCCAAAGCTTTTGCGATTTCTCGCTGAGCCTCGATAGCCACTGCTTTATCTGAACTACCGGATTGTTTTAGCAATGCGATGAATTCATCGGAAGGACGTTCTTTCATATTCATATTATTATTCTCCTTTTATGAGCTAAAAATTACGGTAGGTTAATTTCTACTTTGGCATATCCATCTTGGTCTACAGTAGACAAGAATCGACCAATAGCGGAACCAGTTCCGTCGCCAACAATATCTGTAATTGAAAGATTACCACTATGTGCTGGGAAAGCTTGTGCTCCAGCAGTAGGTGTAGTACCTTCAATATTATTGGTGACAACATAGCCTTTACGAAGAATGGTAACTTTACCACCCTTTTGCACTTCATCCTTATGTTGATTAATATGCTGGCGAGTAAGGTCAAGATTGACCATATCGTTCAGCAACAATCCCATAGGGACTTGACCTGAGGCAGATGCTGCATACGTAACCAAGGCTACGCCCTGATCCATAGCTGCACCACTACCAGCAGTGCTCATCGAAGCAATACCACCTCTAGTAGCAACTTCATTCATGAAGAAACTAATGTCAGTTTGAACTTCATTTCTATCTGATTTAAGAGCCATTATCTATTCTCCTTTTAATTATTTCTTAAGATTAGCCGTTGATTTAAGTAAAGAACCAAACCAATCGCTAGCTGTCGAGCGAAGTTCAACCGAAGGGTCGTCTTCGTCAATAGCTTCAGCCATTGCAATGTTCTCTTCCACTTCTACTTCTTCGAGATCTTCAGCAGATGCTTCGGACTCGTCAACCTCTTCTTCAAGAAGTTCGTCGTCGGCCTTAGAGGCTTTCTCGTCCTTCTTGTCTTCGTCTTTATCTTCGTCGTCTTTCTTGTCTTTGTTGAGCCAAGGTGGCATTTTTGCAACAATAAACTCGAAAGTCTCTTGATCAAGATCTTCAAACTTAGCAATAGCCTCGTCCAGCTCTTCGCCTTCAAGACCAGCTTCGGTTAAAGCAGCAATTCTCTTTTCGAGAGCGGCGGCTTTTTCAATTTCGGCTACTTTAGCAATAGCTTCTTCTTTGGCGGCTTCAGCTGAAGCCAATGATACCTCAAGTTCTTCCACTCTAGCTAGAGCTTCCGTGACTTGAGACTCAAGAGAGGCAGCAGCCTCGTCTTTAGCAGAAATAGTTTCTTCAAACGTTTGCAATTGAGATTCAATCGCTTCAGTCTTCTGAGTTTCCATCTCCTGCTTCATAGTTTCGTTAGTTAGACGTGCTTCGGCCAACTCAGCCTTTAGCTCATCCAACTGTTTCTGTAAAACATCGGACATTTTAGTCTCCTTTATTGATGAAACAGTAATAAATTTACTTTTACATTCACTAAAACTTTGACTATCATTTAAAATGATACTTCGAGGATTAGCAGGTTTAGAAACCAAGCCCTTGCCAGAGAAAGATATATTTCTTAATAATCTACCCACTTCATAACCCTCATACTTTCCTGTTCCACCATAGGATCGAAGGTGCTTCGACAAAAATGCAGAAGCCTCTTCTCTCGCAACAACTTTGGTCTCACCTTGAGAATTTCTCAAAGCGTAATCAAAATTTGGGAACAAACATTCCATGGATACGAACCATCGGTTTCCTTCCTCAATCTCTTCTATAATATTAGCCATACGTACTTGGAGATCCATATCACTCCAAGACTTATAGAGCACGGCGTTTGTGATAATATTAAAGTCCTCAGGAGAACCAGCTTGACTCCAGTCAACAGTTCCATCTAAAGACTTACCACCAAAATCAACCACATAGTTTCCTGTAATGTGACCAATAATGTCTTTTTCGTCGTGCATATAATTAAATTGTTTGTCTTCGGGGGTTGAGCGTGCTGACCACATTTCTTGGGGGTCAAAAACATCATCGTTTTTATTCCAGCCGCTACTCACCAGAACAGAACTAAGGTAATAAAGATCAAACTGCTTATCTTCTTTATCATCAACGCCCGCATGAGATAAGGCAATAGCCTTTTCTTCATCGGTTATTTCCAGATCTATAGGGGAACAGTACGCAATCGTACAGTTGTTTTCTACTAGGTCTTGAATACCGTCTGCTATTTCTTGTGCATATGCTTTCATGTGAATACTCCTCAAGAGGTAATACACAAAAAATACAGTTTGACTATTTTTTTAGGTAAAACTAGCAAAAGTAGAGGCGTATATATAGCGCATTTCATCAACACTAGGTTTTCTGTTCTGTGTTTGTGAAAAGTCAGCAATAGAGATTTCTATTTCATTCTTAAAACCATCTGATGGTTTTGTATCAGAGTCAATGATAGCTTTTATTACATCCGCATCAATATCCATATATGGCTTGACGCCGGTTAAGATACAGAGCTTGAGATATTCTAGCTGGTCAAACTCTGATTTTGTTAAGCTTCGAGCGTTCTTCTTTTTGAAGTGAGCTAGAGCCATAGGCATAACTAACTCAGAAATATCTTTCTGTGCTTCATAAGCCCATAGCGTAGTAGATACATCGCCCTTGCTGCGAGGTAGAACTCGCTTTTCTTTTCTCTTCTGTTGATCTCTAGAATTATTGGGCCTGCCACCCTTTGGGTCGGGAGATGCAGGATTTGTGTCCTCTACTACTGGTTTTGGGGCATCATCAACCTCTATTTTATTTATCTGATCAATTTCAGATGTAGGAAGACCTAAATTCTCAAGATATATATCATTATCCAAAACGTCTTTGGTAAGCGCAATCTTGGCAATATCTTCTTTGTGTTGTGGGTTGTGATATGGGCCAGCCTTCTTGGGCGCGAGTGCATCCTTAACTCTAGTCCGTTCTTCTCTACGTACTCTAATCTTTTCAATGGCTGGTAACTCTCTAAATCTTTCGAGAAGCGTTTCATGAGATATAATGTCTCTGTCTGCTAATTGAACTAGTAATTGTTTCTGCGCTGCTTCGTCTGACAATATAATTGAGTCGAAGTGAAGTTCTGCGGGAAATCTAAAACCCATAGCTTTCTGGACAAGCTTAATTTCGTGCTGCCAAAACCCTTTTAATATCTCTCGGCCATATTCGAGTCTTTCTACTAAGGTTTTCAGACTGACAAAGTTATTGGTATACCCACCACCAGAGGCCGCGCCAGTTAGGGTTGGAGGAATTCCAAGGCCCGCATATACGCTTGTCAATACTGGCTGGTATTTTTCTGAACCTAAAAATTTATATACCTGTGTACTGCTTTCTTTAAAGTCAATCTCAGGACCCCATACTAAATCCATGGTTCCGCCACCGACGTTACTAGCAAGGATGTCTCTAAGTTTATTAATAGCCGCTTTGGTCGGTATAATCTTATGGTCTAAATCGCCAATTCTCCACAACCTAACGTTAGATATAGCCCCATCAAGAGCCGCTAGGTCTGCGAGCTTCATTTTTTCCAGCATAATAATATCATCAAGGATCGCATAAATCATTGGGTTTGCCCAAAGGTTCCAGTCATCTTTTTTGTAATGGAACATTCTAACTTTGTCTTTATCTAGCGGAATTTCTCTTTCGCCCTGTGCAAACCTTTTCATCATCTCGGTAGGTAAGCTCGGTCGCTTTCCGCTACCAGACATCATCAAAGAATTCACGGTTGTCTTTGATACTTTTAGTACATATTCGAGATCTCCGGTAAACATCGACGCATCAACATTTTTAACATCGACAGCTAAAGGGTTGAGAAAATCATACTTCCAAGGAACCTCTCTCTTGGTAACGTCTATATTTTCAATCTTCATATCTGCGGCAGCAGTACTTCTCTTGAGTTCAGATTCTTTTTTCTTGCTTATTCTAGCAGTGTTTCTCTTTACCGTAACGTTTCCACATCTGTAAAGATAATTTAAGAATCTCTCTGACCTATCTAAGCCACCAATTTGCTCGAACCATTTTCTATAGAATCTTTCAATTGTCTTGTTTGGATGGACAAGAGTAATCCCCTGAGAGGCAAAATCCCCCATCAGATCGATAACATTTCTGATAATGCCAACCTTATCATATGCTTGCATGCATGCCTTTATGATGCGTTTTTGATGTGTTGGAACGGCTTCGCCGGGACGAAAGGCAGTATAATCACCTTTATGAAAACTAGGACGAACTGAGCGAGAAGATTCAATATCTAAGAACGTTCTATTGTCGTAAGCAAAGGACTTTTGTATGCCGTCATAAGCATGAACGGCGTCAGAAGATGCTTCATAGGCCTTGCTGCGCTCTTGGTCGTTTCCCCATGTTAAATAAAGGTCGTCTGCCATTTGTATTGTTCCTTAAACAATAGTATTGATAATTCTATTACATTTAGATATACACAGTATTAGTATATATCGCCCATATTTTCTGTAAACCATGCAGGGCCTTGATACAAGGGGCCATCGTCCTTGTCATTATCGTTCTTTTCTGCCGACTTTTCGGCAAACCCGCCATAGTGGTCATAAGTCCGTACTGTTCTCTCTACAAACATCTGTCTGGCAGACATGTTGGCCATAATCAAAGAAGAGTAACGGTCTTTTCTTAGTCGCCTTTTTCTACCTGCTGCTACCTTTACTTCAGGAGTATCCCACTTTTCTCTACCTAGTCCTGTTTGTGTCATTATAATCATAGATAGCTCATTCTTAAGCTCCTCTATCTCCATAACACAGTCCTCTAGCGTATCATACACTCTTCCGTGTATTCCGTCATCTTCAGCAGAAAGACCGAGACTCACGGCGTCGAAGTCTGGGAATAAAACGAGCTTATCTTCAAAGTCTTTTCTGAGTCCATGATTAGCTTCTGCGAGCCAGTCGTATTTTGCAAACTGACACATCCGCAATATGTGTAATCCGGGTTCGTCATCTGTATCTTTGGGCTTATCGTAATCTATGACCGGCCATATCTTGACCTCGCCCTCCTGAACCTTGTCTTTGTCGTGCAGGGCTTCCATGACGGCTATACCACCACCCTGAGCATCAAGAGCTATTTCCACGCAAGGGAATACCCTCATAAGGTTTCTAATCTTTCTGGCACAGTATGAATAAAAATCATCCTCCTCAACAAGATGAGACTTGAGCTTCTCTCTATGTTGACTCCTGTTTGTAGTCCAGCAATGAACAATACGTCTATGATCTTTGTTTACCTCTAATACAACAATGCTAAAGTTATCAACTTCTGATGCAGGGTCAACGCCAAAAATATATTGTTTGTTTGGATCTCCCTTTAGTTGCGATTCAAAATTAATATCCTCGCCGTTTATCTTTATGCTGTTTTCTGGAGAGGCAATGCACCCCTCAATTAAAGACCTTTTAAAGAAGCCCTGACTATCTGTAGTAAAACATGCCCCATACTCCATCTGGAAGATACCGGAGTGAATTGT